AAAGATGGTATTCAAAAATATGATCCAATTCTAATTGGTCTAGTCCGTCGCGCAATGCCTAATCTAATGGCTTATGACATTTGCGGTGTACAACCAATGACAGGTCCTACTGGCCTAATCTTTGCAATGCGTTCGATGTATGGTTCGGAGCGTAATAACACTACGACTCGTAAAGAAGCATTATTCAACGAAGCGAACACCGGATTTTCGGGTGGCTTTACTGACGGTACAGGTAGCAATCCTGTATTCGGTACTTATAACACCGGTAATGCTATTCCAACAGGTTCGATGGAAGCTAAGGAAGATTATGCAGAAATGTCTTTCTCGATTGATAAGACAACAGTTACTGCTAAATCACGTGCATTAAAAGCAGAATACACCGTTGAATTAGCACAAGACTTAAAGGCAATTCATGGTCTTGACGCTGAAGCAGAATTATCGAACATTCTTTCGCAAGAATTTATGTTTGAGATTAATCGCGAAGTGGTTCGTACAATCTACAAAGTTGCTAAAGCAGGTTCGCCTTCAACAGCAACAGCAGGTACATTTGACTTAGATATTGATTCAAACGGACGTTGGTCTGTAGAGCGCTTTAAGGGCTTGCTATTTAATATCGAACGTGATGCTAACCACATTGCACAAGACACTCGTAGAGGAAAAGGTAACTTCATCGTTTGCTCAGCAGACGTTGCAAGTGCACTAGCTATGTCGGGCGTATTAGATTATGCTCCAGCATTAAGCACAAACCTAAATGTTGATGATACAGGTAATACATTCGCAGGCGTTTTAAACGGACGTTATAGAGTGTATATTGACCCATATTCGTCAAACCTAGGTGCTGCTAACCAGTTCTATGTAGTTGGTTACAAAGGTACAAGTCCTTACGATGCAGGTATGTTCTATTGCCCATACGTTCCGTTACAAATGGTTCGTGCAATTGATCCTAATAGCTTCCAGCCAAAAATCGGCTTTAAGACACGTTATGGTCTAATTGCTAACCCGTATGTAACTTCGTCGGATAGCTTGTCGGATTCGGATGGCGATAGCTTCACAGCAAATCGCAATCAGTATTATCGTCGTACAAAGGTTGCGAACCTAATGTAATTGAAGTAGCCGACAATAAGATCGGAATTTAAAGGGGGGAGGAAACTTCCCCCTTTTTTAACCTTTGTATCGGCTATAAATAATAAGATGAAGAAAGGAGTACAATGGCATACACCGCAAACATAGACGTTATTCAAAATGCTATAGCTGAATCGCAAACAACGACATATGATTATTTACGACCAAATGCGTTTAGATTTAGTTTAAAAGATTTACCTAAAGTCTCATTTACTTGTCAATCGGCAAACCTTCCAGATTTGCAATTAGGATATGCTGTTCAAAATACTCCGTTTGTAGATTTACCAACGGTTGGTGATAAAATAAACTTTGGTGAATTTACAATTAGATTCATTGTTGCTGAAGATATGAGAAATTACCTTGAATTATATCGATGGATAATTGGCTTAGGGTTTCCTAAAGATTATTCTCAATTCAAAACATTTTCGGATAATAAGGTAAGTAGATTTCCGTTTGTAACCAAAAAGGATGGTACTGAAGAGATTTTGGCATACTCGGATGGTACGTTGACTATTCTCGACTCGACAAACTCGCCTAAAGTAAATATAATATTTAAAAACCTGTTCCCTATATCATTACAGGCTTTGGATTTTGATATTACTTCTCAAACCGTAGAGTATTTTACTGCAATTGCAACATTCAAATATACTATTTTCGAAGTAGAACCTTTATAATTTTTTAATTTGGAGTTATTATGAGTACAAAAGTAAAACCGATGCCCCTGCCTTCAATTCCTAAATTGCCAAAGGCAGGCGGCAATCAAGAGGCAGCAAACAATCCCAACGAAAAAAAGCTAGAAGTGAAAATAGACGACCTTCGTAAAGAACGTATTTTCATTGCTACTCCGTGTTATGGCGGACAATTAACTGAAGCATATTTTAGATCAACTATTCGATTACTAACTTTCTGCAATCAACATCAAATTCCTATTGCGTTTGGAACTATTGCGAATGAATCTTTGGTTACTAGAGCTAGAAATGTTTTGGTAGCATATTTCCTACAAAGCGATTTTACTCGTCTAATGTTTATTGATGCAGACATCGAATTCCAAGTTGAAGATGTTATTAAACTAATTGCTCACAATAAAGATGTTGCCGTAGGTGCATATCCTAAGAAAGGTGTCAATTGGCAGCGTATTCGTGAAAGCGTTCGTCAACATGATACTGCATATGACGACAAACAAATTGCATCATTTGGTAGCGATTATGCAATCAACTTTAAGTTCATTAATCGCGAACAGAAACAAATTGCAATTGAGAATGGGTTGATTCGTTTACACGATGGCGCAACTGGCTTTATGATGATTAAACGAGAAGTTATTGATAAAATGATTGCGGCGTATCCAGATCTAAAATATAACAATGATTTGAATACACCTCCAGAATTAAATCCTCATTTTTACGCATTCTTCGATACAATGATTGATCCAAAGGATAAGCGTTATCTTTCTGAAGATTATACGTTTAGTCGTAGATGGCAAGACATCGGTGGCGAAATTTGGCTTGATCCGTCGATCTCCCTGAACCACTATGGTTCGTTTAATTTCCAAGGTAATCCTTCTCAAATTATTCAAGTAGGATAATTTATGAAATTATCTGATCTTCAAGAATCCTGGGCGGAGGATTGTAAGATTGATGAATTGAATCTTGGTCGTGAATCTGCCAGAACCCCAAACCTTCACGCCAAGTATTTAAATTATCTAACATCTAGCAAACTAAATCTTCGTAAAGCAGAATCCGATTACTTTAATACTAGACGATTAAAGTATCGGTATTACAGGGGCGAATTAACAAGCGCCGAACTTGCCGAATATGAGTGGGATCAATGGCAAGGAAATAAACCGCTAAAAAATGAGATGGATGAATTTTTGTCCTGCGATAAAGACCTAATAACTCTTGAGGATAAAGTGGAATATTTTAAAACTGTTTTATATCAGCTTGAGCAAATTATTCGTTCTTTAAATAGTAGAACTTGGGATATAAAGAATTGCATTGAGTGGAATAAATTTACAAGTGGAATGATGTAATGGTTGCAGATATAATATTGATTAAAAAAGATGAGGTTCATATAAAGGTGTTATGTGATCCTTCAATTGCTCAGGAACTAAGTGATCATTTTTGTTTTGATGTTCCTGGAGCAAAATTTCATCCATTATATAAATCTCGTATGTGGGATGGCAAGGTTCGATTATTTTCAATGTTTACCAAAGAGCTATACACAGGGTTAAAAGACTATGTGACTGCTTTTGCTAAAGAACGAGAATATACGGTACAAGATTCAATTATTCCGAATTTTAAAGATTCAGTCACATATGATCAGGTCAAAGAATTTTGTCTTAGTTTAAAATTGGCATCTAAAGGTCAGCCTATTAGTATTAGGGATTATCAAATAGATGCGGTATATGCAGCAATTGTTGATAGTAGACGTCTTTTACTCTCTCCCACTGGCTCAGGTAAATCTCTTATCATATACTGTTTATTACGTTGGCATGAGATGTTCAATAGACGTCAACTTATCTTAGTACCAACAACGTCGTTAGTAGAACAGATGTATACTGATTTTCAAGACTATTCATCTATGAATGGTTGGAAGGCATCGGAACATTGCCATCGTATCTACGGAGGACATGAAAAATCTAATGAATATGATGTTATAATTAGTACATGGCAATCTCTTTATAAATTACCTAAATCCTTTTTTAGTGATTTTAAAACAATTTATGGCGATGAGGCGCACCAGTTTAAAGCAAAGTCTTTAACTACAATTTTAAATAAGTGCGATAACTCTCCTTTTAGAATTGGAACTACTGGAACCTTAGATGGGCTTAAAACTCATAGATTAGTACTTGAAGGTATTTTTGGTCCTGTCTTAAAGGTTACTTCTACTAAGCAGTTGATAACAGATAAAACCCTCGCAGATTTAAAAATATTTAATATTATATTAGAATATCCTGACGAAATACGAAAATCTCTAAAAGGAAATTCGTATCAAGAAGAAATGGATTTTCTTGTCCAATATGAACCAAGAAACCGGTTTATCCGCAATCTTGCTTTAAAGCAAACTAATAACACCTTGGTACTTTTTCAATATGTTGAAAAACATGGAAAAAGTTTACACGAAATGATCCAACAAAAAGAACCAAATCGAAAAGTGTTTTTTGTATATGGCGGTACAGATACAGAGCAACGTGAGCAAATACGAGGATTGACAGAAAACGAAAAGGATGCTATAATTGTAGCATCGTATGGAACTTTTTCAACTGGGATAAATATTCGAAATTTACATAATATTATATTTGCCTCCCCCTCTAAGTCGCGCATTCGAAATTTGCAATCAATTGGTAGAGGACTTAGAACAAGCGATAATAAAGATAGTTGTACGTTATATGATATAGGTGACGACCTTACTTGGAAATCTAAAAAGAATTACACCTTGTTGCATATGATAGAACGTATTAAAATTTATAATGATGAACATTTCAATTACAAATTAATTAAGGTATCAATCTAATGGAAGATACAACATACTATAAATTATTGAA